ATGACATCAAAAACCGCGCTGCAGAGCCGATCGATCTGATCGATGAGATCAACAGCGACCGCGTCAGCGACCTCGGTAACGAGCGTGGACGCCTTAAGGCTCTCGCCAAGACGGCAATCGAGGAGGGGGCGATGTGGGCCGTCAAGGCATTCACGAAGGGGCCTCGCGAATGATGAGCGAGAGAGAGCCGGTGCGGATGGGATTATGGCGGGCGTACAGAGAGCATTCTTGAGACGCTCGTTAAAGCTGGCATGGTAGAGCGTCATCCTGATTACCCAGCTGGAGGTTACCAGCTGACTGAGGAGGGGTGGAATGAGGCGCGCAGCAAAGCGTGATGCGGTCGAGGACGAGCTGGTGCTGGCGTTGCGCCAGTGCGGATGCGACGTCTTCCTCACCTCCGTCCCCTTCGACGCCATTGTTGGCTACCGGGGTGTGAACCATCTCGTCGAGTTCAAGAGCGGCAAGGCTGGCCGCTACACCGAAGCGCAGAAGCGCTTCATGGAAAGCTGGCGTGGAGCCAAGGTGATCACGCTGAGATCAACGGAGGATGCAATCAAATGGGTGACCTCTCTCGCCGGCCGGTCATCGGCGACTACCACGTCGTGACGCAGTACGGTATCCGCCTGCTGAAGGAGCTTCCTGAGCACCGCGCCAGCATCATCGCCTACTCGGCGAGGCGTCTAAACGGAGAGCCTGACCTCCGCACCAAGAGCGGCAAGGCGGCCGCAAGGCAGGTGGCTATCATCGAGCGGGCATTGCGCCTGCGCCTGTGGAAAACTCGCCCGAATACGGGCAGGCTGAAGATGCTGCTTGAAATGGCAACGGATGGCGGCTAATCAACAATCGTTGTCCGAGGTCTAGCGCAGGTTGGCTTGTCTCCGTTGGTTGGTCCGCGCTTGCAGCAACAAAAAACCCCCGGTAGCCGCGACTGCCGGGGGTTTTTTCAGTCCCTCTCCATGCCGAGCCGCTTGCGCTCCTCGGTGACGAAGGCTTCCCACCATTCGTCGGTCCTGTCGTCAAGGATGCGCTCAGCCTGCTTCAGGCCGTCGACCCTGCCGATCCAGTACATGAGCAAGAGGCTCGCGCACCATACGGCCGCCCAGATTGCGATTGCGATGAAGGTCATCATTCCGATCCCTTGAAAGTTTGCTTCGGGGTTACGATCTGGCACTGCTCCACCCGGATCACCTCCGGGTGGGTATTGCGGTAGGCCTCGACCGAGGCGCGCGAGAAGTTGACCTTTGCGTAGACCTCGTCTCCATTCGGGAGGCGGATGACCGCCCCCAGATGATCTGCCTGCCCATCACTCCTCGCCCTCCTCCATCAGGGGGTTGAAGTCGTCGAGCGGGCCGTCGAAGATGGTGGTCTTCACGTCGGCGTAGCCATGCTCGACCATCAGGTGGAAGCTGTCCTCCTTCTGGTTCGGATAGAGGTGGTAGGTGTACTCCTCGCCCTCGTTGCTGGCTCCGGCTCCGGTGATGTAGAGGTCGCCGCAGCGGATCGGCGTCCCGCCTTGGTTTCTTTCGATATAGTAGGCTCCAATCAGTATGACCGCGGCATTGGTCATGCCGTTGACGTCAATCTGAGCATCGCTGTAGCCGTTGGTCAGCCTGCGGCCCTTGAAGGTCTCGCTGATCAGTGCGCCATGGCCAGACAGGTAGCCGTCATACTGGCGGTAAAGGGTGAGGAGCGGGGTGCTGGCAGCTCCAGCCTCGCGGGGCTTCTCGTAGAAGTGTGTGAGTGAGCGTGTGCCCATGTCAGTTCTCCACTTGTGAGAGGGGTGACACCGTATCACCCAGAAGGGTAATACGGTGTCGATGTTGTCAGGCTGCGACCTTCGACCAGAAGGAGCCGGCCAGCGTCTCGATCTCGGCGCGATCCTCGACCGCATGGATCGAGCGGGCAGCTGCCGTCAGGCCCTGCGCCATGTCCCAGACGGTGCGGGCATAGGTGCCCTCCTCCTGCTCGATACGCTCCAGTACGCTGCGCGCCATTGGTGCGGAGACGCCGCGATTGCGGAGCCACTCGACCGCCTGCTCGTCGTTGTGGGCGACGCGCGCCGCCTTCACCTTCTCGACCTGCTGGACGAGGTGCGACGCATCCTCATTTAGGTAGGCCTCGATGGCTGGCTGCACCTCACGCGACCAGCGGTAGGGTGCGTTTTTCGAGTGCCGGATCGCTACCGCTCCGACTTCCTTCTTGCCGAAGATCATGCCGTTCAGGCAGTAGCTGCGGAAAAGGAAGCTCTCCATTTTCAGGCTGGAGTATCCCAACTCGCTGTTGGAGATGCGCAGGCCGCGGTAGAGGATGTCATCGCCGCCGTTCCAAGTCTTCCCGACCACCACCGGGCGCTCCCGATCGATCAGGAACATCTGCAGGCTCCGGTCGGTGGCCTGCAGGCCCATGTGCGCCTCGGCCGGCACCCAGCGCCCGCTGTCGAGCACCGTCGCCACCGCGCCGACGACGTCGGCATCGGATACGCGGCCGTAGGTCGGGCCCGTCACCGCCCGCAGGTTGGAGCGGTCGCCGTAGGTCATCACCTTCTCGACGTCGCGGTTGAAGCGCATCGAGTAGTTGAGGGCGTCCGCCACCAGCGGTGCCGGCAGGGTGCGCAGGTATCCAGCCGGAGACTTGGCAAGGCTCACCGCCTGCCCGAAGGCCCAGTGGCTCATGCCGACGACGCGATCGCCGACCTTGACCAGCAGCGCATTCATGTCATCCTTCGTGCGGATGTCGCGGGGGTCCATCGCCTTAAACTCGATCTGGCGATTGTCGATGACCTCCGAGTATGCCGACTGGCTGCGGGCATCGAGGGCCTTGCGCAGCTCAATCATGCTGGCGTAGCGCTCGCCCTCCCGGCGCTGGAGCCAGCCCAGCTGGTCGCGGCGCAGTTCATCGTGGGATATGGCATTGGCAGAGATGAAGGCGTTCATGTCAGTTCTCCGTGGTTGGGTTTAGATGGATCATGAGCGATCCGTGGAGGGGCGTGTATTGGAAATGGTTTGATTTCCAGCACACGCCCATCGGCGCATGGCTCATGAGAGGATGGAGCCCTCTTCGAGGTTGCCCTCGATCAGGGCGACGTCGGGAGCGGCCATCGTGTTGAAGATGCTGTTCTCCTCGTCCAGTGTGATGCGGCTGCCGGGCAGCCACACCTTGATTTCGTGCTTCCCGTGAGTATCAGCTCGGCCCATCTTGTAAATTTTGAGCTTCTCGATCAGCTGGTCGACGGTCATGTCAGTCTCCGTTGGCTTGGGTGCAAAGGCCGCTGTCGATCATGATCTGGCAGGTGCTGCCCACTCTACCTTGCAGTGTCCATGCCATTCCGTTGTCGATCAGGAGCTGGCAGGCTTCGATGATATTCTCCTCGCTCGGTTCGTATCTGGTCAGCTCCCAAAATCCGTTGAGGATCATTGCGGCCTCGAAGCTGGTCATCGCACCTCTGCCGATAGATTCTGGATATTTCATGGTGTCTCTCCTTTGGTTGGCATTCCATGGAGGGGGCGGGATTGCTCGCGCCCCATCGGTGGAGTGTCAGTGGAGAGGGGTTAACGATGTCAAAGAACCCGGTCGCATCGCCCTGCGGGCCGTCCCGGCATCGCTGCCGGTCCACCAGCTATAGTGGACGCCGTGTCCACATGCAAGTTAATTTTCTGGAATTTTATGTGTTGGTCGGAAAGTCGAGGACGGAAAATCCGGAATTACCGGCTAGGCAAAAAAATACCCAGGCCAGTTGCCCAGCCGGGGTGCGTGAGACAGGTGCGTCCACCCATCCGTGTTCAATGCTTGGTGTTGTCGCCGCTCCCTACCGTCCGCATCTCCGTCACCGCCGCGTTCATGTTATCCACCACCTGCGCGGCGGCGTAGGTTATGATGAACTTGAACAGCAGATCGTCGCCGATGTTGTGGCTCATCACCACCTTGATCGGCGGATCGTCATCCTTGGTCGGGTCGCCCGGCTTGGCGAAGATCGCAATGAGGCGGTACTGGCCGCTCTCATACGCCACCTCGATCATCTGGCTCATGAGCACGTTGAACTCCGCGTGGTTGATCGGGTTCAGCTCGTCAGACATTGGTTGCCTCCTCAGGCTGGTAGGTTACGATGGAAATGCTGTAGGCGGTGAGCGGGCGATCTGGCTGCCCGTCGGCGCGGGTGCCGATGGCGGTGCACCAGCATTCCATCAGCTCCGCCATGTTGTCGAAGCGGCGCGCCTGATCCTTGCTCTCCGTGAAGCAGATCATCGGCAGTCCCTTCTCAAGGTTTTCCGGCCGGAACCATTCGAGGTAGATGCCCTCATCATCCGGGCTTGGCGACAGCATCTTGCCGATGCCCTCGATCTTCATGGCGAATTTCATGTGCATATCTCCGTTGCTTCGCTTTTCTTGTGGTGGCAAATCACTTACCGTCACGGTCATAATACAGGACAGTTTGTCCACATGCAACGGAAGCTGCAGCACATTGATCTGGTAAAAGAGCTGGAGCGCATGCAGACGCATCGGTCGCCGTTTGTCGATCTCAATGCCGTTCGGCTGATGCTGCGAGCTGCGGCGGTCATCCGCGAGCTGGGCGGCCAGAATGAGGCTCGGATGGATGGAGAGGTCTGACGCCGAGTTTCTGGAATTGTGTGCCGACTGGGCGGAGCTGCGCCGTCTGGAGGTGCTCTGCTCTCGAACGCAGATGGGGACGTGGCAGGCGACGGTGATGATCCGGGACAGCTCCGGCATCTTCTTCACAGCCCCGGTTCTGGCGGCGCATGACAGGCGCAAGGGCGACACCGTCGAGGACCGGAGGGGCAGGGTCTACGGCAGCCTCTCCAGGGCTGTGGCGGCAGCGCGCTCGCGGCGCGTCGAGATGATTACGGGCTGCAAGCCGGCGGCGGCGAAGCAGCGATAATGGAGAGCAGGATGAAGATGAAGACCAACAGAAGGCGATTTCTCGGCTTCATGGCGGCTGCGCCGGTCGCGGCTCCGGCCATAGCCAAGGCGACAGTCGAGCAGGATGCGTTCCAGTTCTCCGGCCTGAAGGCTGGCCGCCACGCTGGATTTCTGAGTGCGGGGAGCCCCTCTCCTGACTTTGGGATCATGAACGGGATTGATCCTCTCACCGAGGCGGCGAAGTACATCGGCAAGCACGGCATCCCCGACTTCAAGCTGCAGGAGATACGCGAGGAGGCTCTCCGTGTAATCGTCATTGATCCGCAGATCATCGCCCTTCGCTCTGTCTCCTTTGGCCACAAGGTGAACATGCAGCAGCGGCTGAATTACGAGCATCAGGTCAGGCGGCTGACGCATTGGCTCAGCTCGGCAGGGCAGGCTCGCCGCACGGCGCGCGAGGCATTCTACAAGCTGACGGGTTGGCACCTGTAAACGGAGGCAGACATGACACAGAACGAGATGATCCTCGAACACCTCAGGGGCGGCAAGAGCATCACCCCGCTCGAAGCACTCGACAAGTTCGGCTCCTTCCGCCTCGGCGCTCGCATCTACGATCTGCGCCAGAGCGGGCACGTCATCTCCACCACCTACATCGACGCCGGCGAGCGGCGCAGGGTCGCCCGCTACACGCTGCTGCGGGAGGCGCACAAATGAACGATACCGAGGCCAAGAACGTGGCAGAGTATCGCGACCTCGCCGGCGCGTTCAAGTGCTCCATCCTCAACCTGCTGAAGAGGGATGATCTCATCACCATGAAGCACTCCGACATCCAGACCGGAGATAGTGCTGGCGGTGCAGGGGGAGCTGAGGGATAATCCTCGCCATTCGACAACCTCCATCCCATTGATCGGACTGTCATGGCGAATAAAATAGACAACCTCACGAACAAGGGCAGGGGACGCCCAGCCGGAGCTGAGAACAAGACCTCCTCGATCCTCAAGCGGGCGATGCTCCTCGCCTCAGAGCACGCAGGCCACAAGGTGGCAATGAAGCGGGAGCTGGAGCGCATCGACAAGCTGAGCCAGCGGATGCGCGATGAGGGCTACCAGCCGACCGAGAAGGAGCTGGAGGTCAGGCCGGAGCTGATCGAGAACAGCGGCCTGATCACCTATCTGGTCGACGTCGCCGTCCACAGCCCCTCATCCTTCGCCAACCTCCTGAGTAAGGTGATCACCGTGCAGCAGCAGGACGAGGAGCGCGGCGTAGCCCCCGGTGGCGGCATCCGCGAGATCACCATCGAGATCGGCTACATCCCGCCGCAGTACGAGGCCGTAGAATATGTTGGATGAGCTCGCGCCTGACGCGGAGCCCCTTCCGGAGGATGGTGCGCGCGTCGGCCTGCTTTTCGGCATCCGCCGGGCCTTCGCTCCCCTGCATCAGGAGCCGTGGCGCTGGGCGGTATGCGTGGCGCACCGTCGTGCCGGCAAGACGGTGGCTGCGGTGCAGCTGCTGGTGAAGCGCCTCATCGCAGCACCCTCACGGCCGACAGCCCCTCCCCGCTTCGCCTACGTCGCCCCGACCTACGCCATGGCGCGAGACATCGCATGGCCCTATCTGGTGGCCTACGTGCGCGATATTCCCGGCGTGGACATCCGTGTGTCGGAGCTCTCCGTAACGCTCCCACACAACTCTGGGCGCATCCGTCTATACGGATCGGAGAACTACGATAACCTGCGCGGCGGCTACAATGACGGCATGGTCGTGGACGAGACGGGTGATCAGCCGCCCAAGGCGTGGCCTGAGGTGCTGCGCCCGACGCTGAGCGACTATCAGGGCTGGGCGCTGTTCATCGGCACCCCGAAGGGCAACAACGCCTTCAAGGAGATGGCGGAGGCGGCGCGCAAGAACGAGACCGGCAACTGGCTCTACCTGACGCTGCCCGCATCGAAGACCGGCATCCTGCCGCCGGAGGAGCTGGCAGCTGCGCGCACGCAGATGAGCAAGAGCCAGTACGAGCAGGAATACGAATGCTCCTTCTCCGCGGGCGTGTTCGGGGCCTATTACGCCAACCTCATAGAGCATGCGGAGCGCGAGAAGCGCATTACCTCCGTGCCATACGATCCGGCGTCGGATGTCTACGCGGCGATGGACTTGGGCATTGGCGACAGCACCTGCATCTGGGTTTACCAACAGGTCGGCAAGGAACTGCACTTCCTCACCTACATGGAGGAGAGCGGGCGTGAGCTCGGCTACTACGTCGACTGGCTCAAGGCGCTGCCGTACCGGGTCAATCTGGTGATCCTGCCGCACGACGCCGAGGCCAAGGAGCTGCAGACCGGCAACAGTCGCGTCGAGTTCCTGCGCTCTCGCGGCGTCACCAATCAGCTGGTGCTGCCCAAGCACAAGATCGAGGACGGCATCGAGGCGGTCAGGCGTCGCTTCCCGGCCATGTGGTTCGACCACAAAACAGTGCTGGGATTGAAGGCGCTTCGCAACTATCGTGCGGACTATGACGAGAGGCGGAAGGTCTTTCTGCCGCGCCCGCGCCACGACTGGTCATCGCACGCCGCCGACGCCATGCGCTACGCGGTGATGGGCATTCAGGGTGCCAAGGTGGAGGAAGACCGCTGGGATGACTACGAAACCGATTGGGTGCTCTGATGGCAAAGCGTGACAGCAAGAAGCTCGGCGACGAGGAAATCAGGGCGCTGCTGTGGGAGCAGGTCGACCGCATCAGGCAGGACAACGCCAGCAAGGCTGCGACACGGGCGCTGATCCTCGAATACTATCAGGGCATGCTCAACGACCTCCCGGCCCCGCCCAATCGCAGCGGCGTCACCTCCAATGACATCCGCGACATCGTCGGATGGATGCTGCCCGGCATCATGCGCACCTTCACCAGCTCCGGCCGCGTCGTCGACTACATTCCGAGCGAAAACTCCGACGAGGGCACGGCCGAACAGGCCAGCGACTGGATGACCAATGCCTTCATGAGCCGCAACGAAGGCTATCGCATCATCTACGAGAGCGCCCACGACAGCCTCCTCCACGGCCAAGGCATCATCAAGTGCTGGTGGGATGAGGATGAGAGCACCGTCGACAGCGTGCATGAGGGCCTGACGGTGTCGCAGACGGCGCTGCTGCTGCGCAGGGCGAAGGACGCCGAGGTGCTGGAGGCGACCCAGTACGAGGGCGAGGGCATCGACGAGGAAACCGGCCAGCCCGGCATCGTGCCGCTGGTCGACATCAGGCTGCGCCGGCGCAAGAACAAGGGCAGGATACGCTTCGACGTCATCGCACCGGAGGACTTCGGCATCTCCGGAGAGGCGACCGATGTCCCGGAGGCGCGCCTGTGCTATCACCGCAGCTGGAAGACTCGCTCGGAGCTGCAGGAGCTCGGCTACAAGCTCGACAAGCTCTCCGGCCTTGGCACCACCCGCCTGCAGGATGATCCGGAGGCGCTGGCGCGCGAAGGGGACAGTCCGGGAGCCTACCTCGACGACGCCCCGCAGGATGCGTCGACGCTGGTCGAGGTGTATGAGTGCTACGCCAAACTCGATGTCGACGGCGATGGCATTCTGGAGCAGATTTACGCCGTGCTGGCGGGCTCGGATCGATCGGGCCAGCTGCTGTACTGGGAGGAGTGGGAGGAGGAGCAGGCACCGTTCTTCCCGATCCCGTGCGAGCCGCTGCCGCACCGCTTCGACGGCCTCTCTCTCGCCGAGCAGATCATCGACATGATGAGGTTGAAGACGCAGCTGATGCGTCAGGCGGTCGACAATTCCTACTCGCACAACAATCCGCAGCCGGTCATCGAGGAGGGCTCGATCGTCAACCGCGACAGCCTCCTCGCTCCGAAGTTCGGCCAGCCGATCGTGGTGCGCCGTGGCACCGCGCGCGACATCACGTGGAAGGAGACGCCCTCCATCCTCCCGGACATCCTCGCCATGATCGAGTACTGCGATCAGGTGATCGAGCGCCGCACCGGCGTCAGCCGCATGATGATGGCCCTCGACCCGGAGGTGCTGCAGAACCAGAGCGCCACAGCCAACCAGAACGCGCGCGACGCCTCCTACTCGAAGACCGAGCTGGTGGCGCGCAACATGGCCGAGTACGGTTTCAAGTTGCTGTTCCGCTACGCCCTCAAGCTGGCGCACAAATACGTGAAGGGCCCGGAATACCTGCGCCTGCGCGACGAGTACGTGCCGGTCGACCCGGCTTACTGGGATGCGGACATGGATGCGACGGTCAATGTCGGCTTGGGCACCGGCTCGCGCGATCGCGACGCGATGATGCTCAGCCAGATGCTCGGCACGCAGACCAACATGGCGATGATGCTGACCCAGACCGGCATGGGGACCAAGGCAGTCGAGTTCATCCCGAAGATCAGGGACACCGCGGTGAAGATCGCCGAGGCTGCCGGCATCCGCAACGCCGACGCCTACTACCCGTCCTTCACCGACGAGGAGGTGGATGCGGCGAAGAAGATGGCAGCCCAGCCGCCGCAAGACCCGAAGCTGCAGATCGAGCAGCAGAAGCTGCAGATGGAGGTGCAGATCAAGGCTGCCGACCTGCGCATCAAGCAGCTGGAGGTCTACGAGAAGACCCGCCAGAAGGAAAGCGAGCTGATGATCGAGCGCATGAAGGCGCGCATGGAGATCGAGGCGAAGCGCCAGATCGAGGGCCAGAAGCTCGTGGCCGACATCGCCAAGGAGAAGGCGCAGATGTCCGCCGACATTGCCGTCCAGCGCGACAAGCTCCAGAACGACATCGTCCTCAAGCGCGAGGAGATGGCGATGAAGGAGCGCCTCGAACGCGAGAAGATCGCCAAGGCCGCCGAGATGAGGCGCACCATGAAGGTCAAGCGCGGCAAGGACGGCAAGGCGGAGAGCATCGAGATGGGTGGGGTTTAAACAGAAGTTTCGATGAACCCCGTTGCGTGGTACCTGAAATCACAGCTCTAAGGAGGCATCCATGGCAGGCGAATACATCAACGACAGCGTCTTCGACAGCGGCCTGTCCTATGCGGACACCAACGGCACGCGCATCGACATCCTCAGCCAAGCGGTCACCACCTACGGCGACCGCGGCACCTACACGCTGGGCAACAAGACCGGCCTCAACACCGGCGCTCCGGCGAATGCTGCCACCGGCACCGGGCGCAGGGTAACCGTCCCGGCTATCACCGACGGTTCCGTCACCGGCACCGGCACGGCAACGCACTGGGCGCTGTCGGACAACTCCTCGGTGCTGATTGCGTGCGGTCCGCTGAGCGCGTCGCAGGCGGTGACGAGCGGCAACACCTTCACGCTCGACGCTATCGACATCATCATCCGCGACGCCACGGTCACCTAACCCGCCTAGCCCGGAGGGCTGATCCGTGGCTATTCAGTACGTTGGCGGCAAGGTTGTTGTCCGCGCCGGAAACACCACCACCACGACGACGGCGCTCAACAGCGGCCTGACTGGTGGTATTGCCTCAGGTGTGTCTGCAGGCGATCTTGTCATCGCAGTGAATGTGGTGGCGAGCAATTCCGACATCTCCGCGTCGGTGAGCGGCTACACCGTCATCGGTTCCGAGCAGTACATCAACGGCACCTACGACACCAATCTGTGGGTCGGCTACAAGTTCATGCCGACCACCCCGGACACGGCGGTCACGATCCCGTCCGCCGGTAGCATCGATAATGCGCAAGGCTTTATCGTCATGGTCTTCAGGGGTGTTGATCCGTCAACGCCTCTGGGTGGCGTCACCCCGGTTTTTTCCAGCAAAACAACCTCCCTTCTGGTTGATCCTCCTTCGATCACCCCGACGATTGCCGGCTCCTTCGTCGTCGCCGTCGGCGGAGCCGCAACGACTGGAGGTTCCGACACTTTCGCATCATCCGACCTGACCGACTTCCTGACCAACGGTCAGGGAGATACCTACGACGTCGTCATCGGTGCAGGCCACAAGGACAACTGGACATCCGGCGCATTCAATCCTGCGCAGTGGACATGCACGCAGGGCGACAACCTCAATTACACCTGCATCGGCGGCACCTTCGTTCTTTCGCCGCCGGTTACGAGAACCCTGACGGCAAACGACGTCGAGAGCGCCTCCGAGATGGGCACGAAGCCCGCCCTCGGCGTGATCCGCAACCTGACCGCCACCGACGTCGCCAGCCTGTCCGAGCTGACCAAGCCAGTCGTAGGGCAGGTGCAGGTGATCACGGCGAATGATGTCGCCAGCGCCTCCGAGTTGGGCACGAAGCCCGCCCTCGGCGTGATCCGCAACCTGACCGCCACCGACGTCGCCAGCGCCTCCGAGTTGTCAAATCCTGCCGCCACGCAGGTGGTCGGTGCGGTAAACCTGACGGCGAATGACGTCTCCTCATCCAGCGAGCTGACCAAGCCCGTTCTCAGGCAGGGGCATGCGCTCACGGCCAATGACGTGGCCAGCGCTTCCGAGGTCAAGACGGCGACGCTTGGCGTCAAGAGCAACCTGACGGCTGTTGACGTCGAAAGTGCCAGCGAGCTCAGCAAGCCGGTCATCCACCAGAGGCACACCCTCGACGCCACGAATGTGGAGAGCGCCAGCGAGCTGAAGAAGCCAGCGCTGGTGCAGAATGTGGCCGGCGCGGACAACCTGTTCTCGCGCGATGTCGAGAGCAATTCCGAGCTGACCAAGCCGCAGATCGCGCAGAAGCACGCCGTCACCGCCAGCGACGTCGAGAGTGCATCCGAGCTCAGCAAGCCGTCGACCGGCCAGCCCAGCACGCGCGTCTCCAAGGGCGGCATCAGGATGCGCGGCCGCGAGATCGGCGATCGCGAGGAGCGCCATTCGCACCGCGGCGTGCTGAAGCTGATCCGCTCGATCCTCAAGCCTGATCCGAAGCGCCAGCGCCAGCCTTCCCCGGCGCAAATAGAGGCTGCGGCGCAGGCGGTCATCGACTATCCTGAGGACATCGACTTCGAGGCCCTGTCTCGCGACATCGCCAAGATGGTCGAGGGAGTGCAGGTCGCCCTCAGCCGCACAGAGCTCGCGCACCGCATGCTCGAAGTGGCGGAGCTGCAGGCGGAGATGGACGAGGATGACGAAGAGGTCATCATGATGCTGGCCGATCTGGAGATCGACAGCCTCTTCAACATAGAGGGATTGTGAGATGAAAGTTGAAACTGGCTCGATCACCGGCACGGGTATCGTCAGCGCTTCGGAGATGGTGTGTAACCGCGTCGCCGTCAGCCTCGACTTCGGTACCGGCACGGTCGCACTCGAATGGTGCGTCAACGGCACCGACTGGAAGGTCTACAAGTCCTACACCGCGGACGCCAACGAGGTGATCACCTTCGGCCTCCCTGTGCCGATCCGTCTAAACTGCTCCGCATACACGGCCCCGATTGCTTGGGCACTGAGGGCCTGAGGCACCGATGCCCGACCCGTGGGAAAGTGCGCTGCTGAACGCCCTCCTCGATCCTTACGGAATGAGGGGGGCTCAGTCTGTTCCGACGCCGCAGGCGGACAGCGACGATCCGCTGCTTGACGTCCAGATGCCGGAGCCTCCGCAGGCAAAGCGCCGGCGCAAGCAGAACGATGGACTGATCCCGGCCCCTTATTACTTGGGTCAGGCACCGTCCGGACCGGCCATGATCAATGCGCCATACCGCCCCGTTCAGGCCAACACGGGTGGCCCGGCATTAACGCCGGCTGACCAGAATGCTGGAACACCTCTCAGCTTCTCCGGCGTCATGGGCGTGCTTGGGGAGAAGCTGCCGCAGTACTTCGGCTATGAGCCGTTCGGCAGCGAGGGCCATATTGGGCGCGTAAAGAGCGCATTCACCTTGCCATTCCGCATGGCCAAGGGGATGTATGACAGCATGGTTGGCGACCACAGCTTCATCAACCAGCACATGCGTCAGGAGCTCGCATATCAGCTGCGCGGCGACGAGACCATCATGGATAACGGAGACGTTTTCCGCGATGGCAAATTCATCGGCAACATGATGGAGGATCAGGCTGACTTCGAGAAGTCGGTTCTCAGCGCCGCAACGGACATCGAGACGGGCAATATCGGCTATGGAGCAGCCACAGGCGCTGCCACTGACCCAACCGTGGTTCGGAGCCTCGGCGGCCCGACCGCGAAGAAGGCGAACCTCTCCGCTCTGGAGCAGGCGCAGAAGATGTTCGACGAGGGCGCGGAGATGGACGACATCTTCGCCCAGACCCATTGGTGGAATGTCGGTCCGGACAACAAGTGGGCGTTCGAGATCGACGACAGCGCAGCCAAGCCGACACAGCGCACGCTCGACATGTTCGAGCAGGCAAGGCGAACCGGCAGGCCGGTGAGCGCCGTCGGTACTAATGAGGACTTCTACTCGCATCCGGAGCTGTACGAAAACTACCCGACGATCGCGAAGGGGCAGCACACCGCCACGGCAAACCCGATGCTGGCGGATAACGAGCGCGGCATCGCCGGCTCCTTCAATCCCGACGACGGCCGGACCTATGTCGAGGCCGGCACGCCAGAGCGCGGCCTGCAGGGCTTCCTGCATGAGGCTGGCGGCCACAATGCGATGCACCTTGAAGGTCGCGCCTCCGGTGGCAATCGTGCGATGTTCGCCAGCTACACGCCGGCTGCGCGGCGCGAGATCGCCATATTCCACCACAAACTGCTCAACAGCCTCTTCGAGCAGCAGGTCAGGGGCAAGCCGATGCCGGTTCCTTACCGCAAGGTGTGGCAGCAAATGGGCGCACCCACCTATGACGAGCTGTTGCCTCAGGTCAATTTCTGGAGCCGGATGGCGAAGCAGGGCGATCTGGCCGAGTACGTCATGAGCAACTCCCCGGAGTACAAATACAAGCCGCCGCACGCCATCGCCGAGGACGCCGATCGCGCCGCCGCCAATGCCATGTACGACTATTTCGAGTTCGGCGAGGAGAACGCGCGCAACGTCGAGCGCCGCATGCGGCTGACGCCGCAGGAGCGCGCCGCGGACGCCTTCTACAACACCTTCCAAACGCCCCCAGATAAGCAGGTCATGGTCCCGCCGCGGTACGGATACGGTTACGGCGGCGGGTCTCCGCTGCCGCGCAATTATCGCCAGCTGCGCATGGAGCCGCAGTCGCTGCAGCCGACGCCGCGCCGGGTGAACGCCAAGGGCGACATCGCCGGAGCACCTCCCGGCATTCGCACCGAGGCTGATGTCGATGCTCTGGCTGAGAAGCTCCTTGCGGATGCTACGACGCCTGAGGGCGAAGCAGGACGCGGCTTCTACAAGGGCTTCGGAGACAGTATCGCGGCGCGCATCGACGATGCGGAGACGGCTCGCAGCTACACCACCGCCTATGGCCTCACCAGCAACCTCGCCCCAGTGACGGACAACGTCGGCTATGCCAACACGGCGCTCAATCAGCGCAACATGGGAATGCCGGTAGAGGCTGGCCGCTTCCCGAACCAGTCAGGCCCACAGATCGCTCAGGCCTTCGATGAGGGACGCCTTCCGGATAGCCACAAGGCTGGTCGCTTCGCACACCACCTCCTTCCAGAGCAATTCCAGAGGGCGACCGATGAGGCAGGCCCCGTACTGGACGAGCACATGGGTACAGCCTTCGGATACCCGCAGAACAAGCAGGGTGCCTTCCGCTTCTCAGAGAGCCAGACGCGCTTCGGCGATGAGGTGATGGACAGGACGATCCAGAAGGGCCGCGCACGCGGCGTTCCAGACTTCAACGAGGCGACAGCTCAGGAGATGATCTGGGGCAATGAGCGCGCCAAGAAGGGCCTCCCCGGCTATCCATCCCCTGAGGAGATCATGGAGCAGAACAGCTCCTTCACGCAGGTCGAGGCGATGCCGGGAGCCACCACTGGCGTCAGCCAGAAGCTCAAGGACTTGCCGATGGCTGAGCGCGAGACGATCACCAGCGAGATGCTCGACGCGGCTGGCGACAGCAACATGGCGCGCATCTTCGGCACGATGACCAAGAAGGGTGAGCCGGGTTACAGCTGGTTCGACGGAGGCGTCAATCCGAACCGCATGTACCAGATGTCCACCGGCACGGTTGGCTCTGGCGCAGACAAGGTGATCGATCCCGCCTCGAAGAAGGCTGCGGACATCGCTCGTCATACCATGCAGCTCGTACTCGGACAGGACGGCTCAGGCCTCACCACGCCGCGCCCGATCACCAGCGGCATGTCGAAGGGCAAGGCAGACATCGTCTACTTCGAGATGGGCAAGCGCCTGAAGGGCAAGGGTGCGCACGGCAGGCTCATGAAGGCTCTGGAGGAGGAGCTGGGGCCGCAGTGGGGCAACGGCACCTTCCAAATGCCCTACAAGAACGGCCTCATCCTGAAGAACATCTCCGGCGTGCCGAACAAGGAGTTTCAGGCGGCGATGAAGCGCGTTCACGACAAGGTCGGCGGGCGTGGCCTGCAGCTGATGATCGATGCCGGCGGCGACTATACCGGCATCGACTGGTCGAAGGGCGACTACAAGAAGCTGCTGGCGGAGTTCGACACGCCGGAGCTGCGCAAGGTCTTCGACGAGAAGGTGACCAAGCAGCTCGGCGCGGCGCAGTCGAAGTGGGAGGAGATCGCCAAGCGCTACGGCATCGAGACCAGCAGCGTCCTCGACAAGGTGCGGCGCATCGGCTCTCGCGGCGGCATGAGCGCTCTGGAGCAGGCGGTGAAGGATGGCCTCATCCCGGCCGGTGCGATCGCCTTCGTGCTGTCGATGATGCGCGACGACGAGGCCTAGTTGATCGTCCCTTCGGGGAAGTAGAAGCGCATCGCGTATTCGCTCTGGCTCATGCCCGTCAGCGCCTTGCGCAGCGCAGCCGGCTTCATCCCCCACATGTATTTCTCACCGTGGTCGCACCAGACGCAACGATAGTCGCGGCAGCCAGACAGGGCTATCGACACCGTCGGCAGCTGCTTGACCTTGATCTTGATGGTTCGCTTCTCGTCCATGTCTGTGCATAACAGATAGTGCTTGCGGTGCCACTTCTTCCCTACGAGAATGCACACAATTCAGAGGAAAGATTTTGCATGAGCGAAATTCGACGGGAACATCTGGCGAAAGAGGCAGGATACCTTCTCTCCAACGATGTTCTCCTCCACGCTCTGGCCGAGCTGCGCGCCGAGGCGCTTGAGGACTTGGCACTGAGCGTTGACGCAGCCGACACTACCACGGTGATCCGTGGTCAGCAGACGGTTCGCGTCATTGACAGTTTTCTGGCGCGTCTGCAGGGGTACATCCTCGACAGGCCGGCAGAAGAATAGGCGAACCGGGGTTGAGCCTCGATCTTCGCCTATGAAATGTGAGCGTCGTGAGACGCACAGGCCCACGCCATCAACCTCCCTCCGAGGGAGCCACTGTTGGCATAGAAGGAAACTTACATGGCTGACAAACAGGTTGGCGATCTCCCGCTTGAAAGCGGGCCCGCATCTGTAAATGCAGAGCCGTTGACCCTCTCTGAGGGCATTGACGCGCTGACTGATCTTCTTGGCGGTGATGACCCGGAAACGGACCTCGGAGCTGCCGGATCGAAGTCCAACGCGAAGCCTGCCACTCCCACCAAGCAGAAGCCTTCAGAGGAGCTGGTCCAAAAGGCCGACGATCTGGATTTCTGGGGTGAGGAAGAAGAGCAGGGCGAAGGCGCAGATGAGGCTGAAGCAGGTGAAGGACCGGAAGCTGAAGTTGAGGAAGAGGCGGACGAAGAGGAGGATGAAGCCGAAGGCTTTGTCCTCTCCGACGACACCGAAATCGACCTCGGCAACGGGCATAAGGCAACCCTCGCCGCACTGAAGGCCGATTACGGTCAGGTTCGCAAGCGCGAGGCTGACATGCAGCGCCACTTCACGCAGGCGATGCAGAAGGTGAGCGAGGAGAAGCAAGTCGTCTCCCGCGAAGCCGATCGCGTCGTCCAGTATGCACAGGATGTCCGACGTCAGCGTGAGCTGATCGAGGCATATGCGCGCAGGTTTATGCCCCAGCCGCCCCAGCGCCCCCAGCACACCCCCCAGCAAGACCCTGTCGGCTGGATGGAGTACCGGGCGCAGAAGGACGAGTACGACGACTACATGAGCAGCCTCGAAGCCATCCGTCAGGAGGATGAGGTTGCTGCGCGTCGTCAGCAGGAGGCACAGGCTGCCGATCTGCCGAAGGTTCTGGACAAGCAGCGCGAGTTGCTGCTGACCCGCTACCCTCGGCTCCGCAATCCCGAACTTGCATCGAAGACAATGCAGGAGATGGTCAAGGTGTTCTCCGAGCACTACGCCTTCTCTCCGCAGGAGATCATGCAGGTCAAGGATGCCCGACTGATCTCGGCGATGCTCGACGCAACCGCCTTCCACCGCGTCAAGGCCCGCAAGCCTGAAGTGGAGAAGGTGCTGAAGAGCAAGCCGCCGGTCATGAAGAGCGGCAAGCGCATGGATGCAAGCGATCAGCGCAAATGGGGCGACAAGGCGAAGCTCAAGCGGCTCGCCGAAACCGGCTCGCTCGACGCTGCGGCAGACGTTCTGGCGGATTTGATCTAGCAACCCCAGAAGGAGCCTCACCATGGCGCAGCTGACCGCTACCTTCGAGACCTACGACATGTCCTCCAACATCAAGGAGGAAGTCGCCTCGAAGATCGAAATGATCACCCCGGAAGAGACGCCGCTGACGTCTCTCATCGGTCGCAAGAAGGTCGAAACCGTTCACCCCGAATGGCTGATCGACGAGCTTGCGTCTCCGGATACCGACAACAACCGGCCGGAAGGCGCGGAATGGACGTTCGATGAAATCGTTGCGCCGTCGCGCGTTGGCACCTACTGCCAGATTTCCGACAAGCGTCTCGTCATCTCGCGAACCGCAGATGACATCGCCAAGCACGGGCGCAAGAAGGAAGTGGCGCGCATGGTCGCCAAGCGTGGCGTCGAACTGCGCATCGACCGTGAGCTGATCTGCCTGAGCAATCAGGCGTCCAGCGCCGGCACCGAGGATGGCGGCTCCAACCGCAAGACCGCGGGTCTGCGCGCGTGGATTGCCACCAACGACCAGCTGGGCGCAACCGGCTCTTCGGGCGGCTTCAACACCTCCACCAAGGTGGTTGACGCAGCCACGAACGGCACCCAGCGCGCCTTCGACAAGGCGGGTCTGGATGCGGCCATTCTTGCGGCTTACACGGCTGGCGGCAACCCCTCCATCGTGATGGTTTCGCCGTACAACAAGATGGTCTTCTCGACGTGGATGGACGACGCAAACGTGGCGCAGCCGCGTGTCGAATATTCGCGCTCGAAGAAGAACGCCATCCTTGCGGCGGCCGACGTCTACGTCTCCGACTTCGGCACCTTCGACGTCGTCCCGAACAGGCAGATGGCCCGCAAGGGCGCTGACTGGGCGCGCAACGTGTTCGTTCTCGATCCGGAAATGGTCTGGCTCGGCATCTTCCACGACATCTCGATCAACGATGTCGCGAAGACTGGCGATGCCACCAAGAAGGCGCTCGTGACCGAATGGTGCTTGGTCATGCCGAACGAGAAGGCGCACGCAGTCGTCGCCGACACCTACGGCATGTCTGCCTCGACCTGATGATCCACCGGCTGGGGGCTTCGGCCCCCATCCATCTTTGACGCTCTTTGAAGGAGAAAGACAATGAGCGGAACTCCGAAGAAGCCGGTGACGATTACCGCATCGGCGACCCTGAACGACGAGAACCATCAGGGGACCGTCGTAAACCTCAGCGCAGCAACCGGCCTCACGGTCACGCTGCCTCCCGCAACTGGTTCCGGCCACAAGTACACGCTGTTCGTGAAGACCACGGTCACCTCGAACAGCTACATCGTGAAGGTCACCGGCAACGACATCATTCAGGGTTCTGTTGCCATCTCGACGGACATTGCAGGCGTCACCTGCCCGACCGCTTCGGACAGCGACACCATCACGATGAACGGCAGCACGACCGGCGGCGTGAAGGGCACGTGCATCGAGCTTCAGGATGTCGATGCCGACCTGTGGTCGATCAGCGGCGTTCTGGTGTCGACGGGCGCCGAGGCGACGCCGTTCTCGGCGACTGTGACCTAATCCGGCCCAGCCGGGTTTGGCGGGGAGAGGGGTCGGCTCGGCTTTTGCCAGCTGGCCCCTCTTTTGCAACTGAAACCTCAAACAGGGAACCACCATGACAAAGGTCATCGTAAAGGAAAAAGCCGTATCGACCGCCCCGGCCGCCGGCGCAGCACTCACCAAGCCAACGCTGAAGGAAGTGGCCCCGGCAGTCGAAACCCCGGTCATCCCCTCGCTCGAAATCATTCAGGAAGCCCCGGTCGTCACGGCCCCCGCCAAGCGCTTCTTCCCGGTTCGCATCCTGAAGGGATACCGCCCGGCTGGCGACTTCGTCATGCGCCCGCGCGACGACCCGGAGAACGAGTTCTCGCCGCGCATCGAGCGCGAGCCCACCGCAGACGAGCGCCTGAAGATCAGGGCCGGTCTGTATGCCGGTCTTGAGCTCGAAGAGGCGAAGAAGATCATCAAGCTTGGCATCGCTGAGCGCGACGACCCGCTGGAGCTTCACTAACATGTCGCAAGCCGTTTTCGATCCGAATGGCAGGCTGAAGAACCTCACTATTCATCCGGAGGACGTACCGGATGAGGCGTGGACGCTGGAGAGCATTTCGGCGGACGGCTTGCGCAAGACCTACCTCTACTTCGACGAGCCTTCCGGGCTGATGCTCAGGAAGGTCGAGAACCTCGTCGAGGAGAGCCTGCTGCAGCTCAACCAGCAGCAGTTCAACGACAGCATCGGGCGGCGCTGGGGAGACGGCAAGGTCGCCGCGCGCATCCCGATTAATGTCTACATGCGCGAGTTCGCCCCGCGTCGTCGGCAGGGCGACAACGACTTCGCCAAGTGGTTCCTCAACCGCGATGAGAATAGGCCCTACCGCACCTTCAAGGGGAGGGTCTGATGGCGACACTGAACAATTTCGGTGAGCTGAAGATCGCCATCCAGACGTGGATGATGGAGGCCAGCGAAATCCCGGCGGACGTCGAAACCATCGTCCGTCTCTCGCAGCCATACATCAGCCTGAAGCTGCGCGCCCGCGAGATGATCGTCGTTGCCGACATCTCCGTCGCCGACGGGGAGATCGTCATCCCGGCCGACTTCGTCGCCGTTCGCCGCGTCGTCTACAAGGACGGCAGCACCCGCCGGGTGTTGAAGCCGACCACCATGGAGAAGGCGGACGAGTTGTACTCGACCCGTCCGAGCGGCATCCCGGTCCACTTCGCCGTGGTCGGCAGCAAGATGCGCCTCTACCCGACGCCGGCCGATCTCTCCGAAGTCGAGCTGACCTACTACCAGATGCTCGAAACTTTCACGGAAGATGAGGACGCCGACTGGCTGCTGACGAAGTACCCGAACATCTACCTGCACTGCGGCCTGATGTATGCGGCGGAGCTGCTGAAGGAGGATGATGAGGCGAAGAAGCAGGCCGGCATTGCCGACACCTTCATCGCCATGGTCAGCGCTCAGGACGAGCAGGCCGACCTCATCCTGAGCGAGTTCATAGCGGAAACCTCGCCGGAGTGGGACTGATGACGCTGCAGCCGGTCCCGGTCAAGTTCGCCCCATATGCCCCGGATGCAAGCGCCTACAATCCGAACGTCTCGGACTATGTGAGCAACGTCATCCCGCAGGCGGACGGCTACGGCTCCTTCCCCAGCTGGTCGAGCTTCGGCACCGGCCTCGGCGCGCGCTGCCGTGGAGGCATCACGGTGCGCAAAGGGGATGGCTCGACGGCGATCTACGCCGGGACGGCGACCGGCCTCTACCGCTTCTCCTCCGCCACCAACAGCTGGTCGAGCGTCACCCGCTCCTCCGGCGGCAACTATGCCGTACCTGACACGGTCGACTGGAGCTTCGCACTCTTCGGCAACAAGCTGGTTGCCACCAACGGCTTTGACGACAACCAGTACATCGACATCGACGCCGGCAGCAACTTCGCCGCCCTCGCCGGCTCGCCGAAGGCCTTCACATGCGCCACTGTCGGAGACTTCCTCGTCCTCGGCAGGCTGACGGCGTCGCCGAAGTCCTACGCATGGTCGGGCGTCAACGACCTCACCAAGTGGACGCCGGGCTACAACGGCAGCGACCAGCAGGAGGCACCGAGCGGCGGTCTGGTGCGCAACATCATCCCGCTCAACCGCGACTTCGTCGTCGCCCTCGACGACATCATGCTGCATGCGCAGCGCGTCGGCGGCAACGCAGTGTTTCGCGTCACCCCGGTGGCCGCCAACATCGGCTGCTATGCGCCCTGCTCCGTCGTCCCGGTGCGCGACACCTTCTTCTGGTTCGGGCCGGGCGGCTTCTATGAGGGGCTGGCGGCAAATCCGATCGGCTTCGAGAAGGTCGACCGCACGGTGCGCAAGCTCGCCGACCAAGAGAAGCTGCGCGAGATACGCGGCAGCTACGATCCCGACCGCAACATTATCTGGTGGATCATCCCGAAGGTCGGCGGCACCAGCTTCATGCTCGGCTACAACTGGGCCCTGAAGGAGTGGACGAGAGTCGACATCGACATCGATCTCGTCTTCCCGGCGATCTCCCCCGGCTACACCATCGGCGATCTGGCGACGCTCGGCTACACGATGGACGGGCTACCCTATCCGTTCGACAGCTCCTTCTGGACTGGCAACGGCATTCGCCTGCTGGCCGGCTTCGACGTCTCCGGCAACTTCGGCTGGTTTCAGGCGACGCCGCCGGCTGCCCGACTGGAGACCACCGACCTCACCTTCAGCGAGGAGGGCGCATCCTTCAGCAACCGCTTCCGCCTGCTCGGCGACGTCTCCGCGGGCGCGCTGACCGCAGCGGTTGCGGTGCGCCGCCACCTCGGCGCGGAGCAGGTCTGGTCGAGCTCCGTCCTCGCCCTCACCACGACGGGTGTCTTTTGGAAGAAGGCGCGCGGCCACACGCATCGCTTCCGCATCGACGTCGCGGCGAGCAACTGGACGAAGATCACCGGCCTGACGGCTTGGATGCGCAAGGCGGGGAAGCTGTAGCATGTACGAACGTCTCAAAGAGCTTCTTAATTACGATCCTGACACCGGGGTGTTTACCTATCGCCAGAAGTGCGGCAAGAAGCGCGCTGGTGATGTGGCTGGCACCATCAATGACAAGGGCTATACGGTCATCACGATTGACTACAGGATATACCCTGCCCACAGGCTGGCGTGGCTCTACGTTCATGGCGAGTGGCCGAAGCAGCAGGTCGACCATATCAACCGCATTCGCAACGACAACCGCATCGCCAGCCTGCGCGATGTCAATCAGTCGGAGAACATCCTCAACGCCTCAATGCTGTCGAACAACAAGTCAGGCCATAAGGGCGTCTACTTCTGCAACACAAGGAAGAAGTGGGTTGCCCAGTACAAGCGAACATGCATCGGCGCATTCACTGAGATTGATCACGCCGTGAAGGCGCGTCAGGAATACGAGGGGAGGGCCTAGCCATTTTTGACTGGTATGACGACTATCGCTACAGGCTGCCGGGCTACTCCATGGGGAACCTCGACGCTTTCGGCCGCCTGAGGGTTTCCGACCCGCAGACGCTGTTCGACTACCAGTCGCAGTATGATGACGGCTCGCTGCTGTGGGAGAGCGTGCTGACCGGCTCCGGCACGGCGACGCACTCGGCCAACACCGCCTCCGTCTCCCTCGCCGTCACCGCCGCATCCGGCGACAAGGTGGTGCGGCAGACGCGCGAGTATCATCGCTACCAACCGGGCAAGAGCCAGCTGGTGCTGGCGACCTTCGTGGCGGCGACGCCGAAGACGAACCTGCGCCAGCGCCTTGGCTACTTCGACGCCAATGACGGCATCTTCCTGCAGACCAGCAGCACTACGATCTCGATCGTCCGTCGCACCTCCACCTCCGGCTCTCCGGTCGACACCACCGTCAATCAGGCTGATTGGAACATTGACAAGTTCGACGGCACCGGGCCGTCGCGCATGACGCTCGACGTCACCAAGGGCAACATTCTCTTCATCGACATGGAATGGCTCGGCGTCGGCCGGGTGCGTGCCGGCTTCGTCACCCCGGATGGGCGCTTCTGCGTCGCGCATGAGTTCCAGAACGCCAACGCCTTGACTGCCGTCTACATGAAGACGGCGAACCTGCCGGTGCGCTACGAGATCGAGAACCTTGGCACGACTTCCGGCTCCTCGACGCTGGAGGCGATCTGCACCTCGGTGATCTCCGAGGGTGGCTTCGAGGACAATCGAGGCCTGCCGTTCTCGACCAGCTCCGGCACCACGGTGAAGTCCGTCACTACGGAGGTGCCGATCCTCTCTATCCGCCCGAAGGCGACCTTCAACTCGATCGTCAATCGCGGCCAGATCATTCCGCAGCAGGTCAGCTCCTACGTCGATACGACCGGCGCTCGCTTCCGCCTGATCTACAATCCGACGCTGACCGGCGCAGCATTCGGTTCCGTTGACAACAGCTCCATCGTCGAGGTCGACACCACCGCCTCGGCATTTTCTGCCGGCCTGCCGGTGGCGGCTTGGTACCAGCCGGCATCCGCCAGCGGAACATATTCGGCGCAGCTCAACGAGGTGCTGTCGCGGCTGCCTCTCAGTCTCAACATCTCCGGCGCGAACCCGATCGTGCTGACACTTGCCGCAGCCCGTATCGGCGGCACCGGCACCTGCAACGTGCTGGCGTCGATAAACTGGAAGGAGCTGCGCTGATGCCTGCGATGTTCAACGCCAGAGGCAACCGCCAGACCTATCCGAGCAAGCCGTCCGGAACTAGCGCGGTGACAATTTACACCTGCGCCAATGTGCGCAGCTCGACGCTGGAGGCGATCAACATCGCCACGAAGCAGGCGGTGATCGTCTCGGTGATCGTGAACGACGGCACTACCGATTACGACCTGTTCCCGGCAGTCTCCCTCCCGGCCAACATCCAGCTGCTGCACCACTTCGGCAACGTCGTCCTGCTGAAGGGGTGGTCGGTCAAGGTGCAGACCAGCGTCGCCAGTCAGGTCAGCTTCGTGCTGACGGTGGCTGAGGAGTTCAACAACGACGAGGAAGTCCTGTGATCAGTCTCATCGCACAGCCCTTCATCGACCTCGTCTTTCCGAAGGTGGCCGGCTGGCTCGACAAGGCGCTCGGCAAGCACTCCAACATGACGGTGACGCGCCTTTACGAGATGTGCCGCACCGGCGGAGGCCTTCTGTTCGTCGACGTGCCGGAGGAGCCGCAGAACGCCCTCGTCTGCCAGTTTGACGAGCATCGCGGCAAGCGCGTGCTGGTAGTGCTGGCGATGGGCGGAAAAGGCGGGCAGAATTGGAACAAGCTGTTCGACGAGGTCTGCAGCTGGGCCAAGGCCTTCGGGGCGAGTGAGGTTATCTTCGAGGGCCGCTTCGGATGGCAGCGCGTGCTGCCGAAGGTGAAGCCGGTCAAGCAGACATACGTGATGGAATTGTGAGGCGACCATGGGAACGACCACAACGCAAACCTCGACCGGCTCCAGCTCCTCCGAGCCGTGGAAGCCGATGCAGCCCTTCCTGAAAAACTCGGCGACGGAGGCGGACAGCCTGTTCAACGCCGGGGTCGGCTCGCAGGTCTACACCGGCTCGCTGGCGACGCCGTTCGCTAACCAGACGACGCAGGGCATGGGTCTGATCGAGGACTTCATCAAGGGTCCGGGCGGCACTTGGATGCAGAAGCCGATACAGGAAAGCGCCGGGATGATGGACATCCTCTCGCCGATCGCGCGCGGGGACTTCTCCAACGACACCACCTTCAAGAACACCCTCGGCGCGGCGCAGGATGATGCGGCGACGCAGGTCAATCTGGCGATGTCCGACATGGGTCGCTACGGCTCCGGCGTCCATCAGGGGACCATGGCGCGCACCATCGGCGACGTGACCAATGATGCGATGCTGAAGCGTCAGGCGTGGGCATCGGACCAGCTGCGTGGCTACGGCAACGACATGGCCGGAAACTTCGCCAGCGCCATGGCTCCCGGCGGCGCGCTGATGCAGATCGGTGGCAATTACGAGCAGCTGATGGCGAACCAGATTGCCGACCAGCTGCGCATTTTCAACGAGCAGCAGAACAAGCCGTGGGAGGCTCTGGCGCGCTACAATGCCATTGTCTCCGGAGCCGGCCAGCTCGGATCGTCCTCGACCAGCAAGGCGACGACACCGAGCTCGCAGCCGAGCATCGGCCAGCAGCTCCTCGGCTTCGGCCTGAGCGCACTTGGAGGCTAACATGGGTCTGTCAGACATATTCGGCACGCAGCAACCACAGCCGACCAGCACGGACAGCTCGAACACGAAGCTGGCCGAGTTCTTCAAGGCGAAGACGAAGTCCTACAATCCGGACGCCCCCGTTTACGGCGCAATGCCGCAGATGGTGGCGATGCCTGCCTTCATGCCCGGCCAGCAGCAGGGCTTGGTGCAGCAGCTCGCCGCCGGCTATGGCGGTGCTCCGGCCGAATACATGGCGCAGATGAACAGCGTCTACGCGCCGATGATGACGACGCGCCTGCGTGAGCCGATCACCGCGACGGCGCGCGCTTGGGGCCTCAAGCCGACCGGCGCAGCTGGCGGCTGGGAGGCTGCCGGCAAGAAGGGCAAGGACTTCAACAAGGCTGGCTACCAGCAATGGGGTATGGCAACTGGTTCGCCCTTCCTCAACGCCCTCTTCGGCCTGAAGCCGGGCTTCCCCGAAACCACGCCGGAGGAGCCGGTGCAGCCGTCGACGAAGACGAGCTCCAGCTCCAGCTCCAGCTCGTCGAGCTATCCCGTCATTCGCTCCGGAGGTATCTGGTGATGGCCACATTCGATCCGGCTCCGCCGCTTCTCGACCACAACCTGTACCGCTACCAGATGAGCGGTGGCCCCTCCTATGTCGGGCAGGACAATCCGCAGGTGCAGCAGCAGACCGATCCGCTCGCGGCAATCTTCGGGCTGCGTCATCGGCTGCCCAGCGTTGCGCCGCTTGGCGGCCCGCAGTCGACTGCGGCCATCCCTCTCGGCCAGACGGCCGACGAGCTGACGGCGCAGGGTTTCCGCACCGGCGACTTTCCGCCGCCCGGTGCCAATCGCGGCGAGCCAACGCCTGCAGGCCCTCCCGGCTTCGACCAGAACCGCTTCGACGGCGCATGGCAGGGCATGGATGTCAGCGGCTCCACCTTCGATCCGGAGGCTGCCGCCATGCCGATGGATGCCGCTCCACCCGCGGCTGCGGCGGAGCCTTCCCTGCGCGAGCGCCTCGCCCCGATCCTCAACGGTCTCGGAGCCGGTGTCGCGGCGAACAACATGGCGGCCGGCATCCCGGTGATGAATTACCGTCGCGACGTAGCTGCGCAGCGCAAGCGCTACGACGACGCTGTCGCCTACAAGCGTCAGCAGGATGAGCAGGCGCTGGCCCTTGATCGGCAGAAGAGAAACGCAACGGTCGGTTTCCTCGCCAAGCAGTTCGGCGAGGATGACCCGCGCGTGCAGCTCGCTCGCCAGAACCCGGATGCGGTCGCCTTTTTGCTGCCCAATCTGAAGGAGATCGGCTCGGTCCGCACCGAGTACCTCAACTCGCCCATCGTCAAGGAATACGACATCATCGACATGCAGTATGCGAACGTCCTCGACGCCGCCGCATCGGCAAAGACCGACAAGACCGGGATGTCGGCGATCAAGCTGGTTTACTCCTACATGAAGATGCTCGATCCCAACTCGGCGATCCGCGAGAACGAAGTCGCGATGCCGAACAATGTCGGCAACGTCCCCGACCGCGTCTGGAACCTCTACAACCGGATGATGAAGGGCAAGCAGTACGATGCGAACAAGGTGCTCGGCTTCGTCAGAGAGGCGGCTGACATCCACGCTCGCTCGACCATCAGGCTGGTCCGCCACAACCAGTACTATCAGGGCATCCGCGACAGCGCCCAGATGGACCCGCGCCTGTTCCCGCTGCGCCAGCCCAGCCGCTACCCTGAGCCGGAGAAGCCGCAGATGACGCCCTCCCCGCTTCCGGGGCCGCGTCTGGTTCCGGGCGACCCCGGCGCGCCCATCCCGACGCAGAACCCAGACGTCACGATCACACCGGGTAGGCACTGATGGGAACGTACTACTTCACCCGAAACGGACAGGAATATACCGTCACTGGTCCGGATCACGACACCGCGTGGGCGGAGTTCGATCGCGCCGTTCCGGTCACCGACGAGGTTGACACGGTCGGCGAGTACGCCAAGGACGTGGGCAACTCCGTCGCTGCCGGTGTTGCGCAGGGGGCTTCGGAACTGCTCGGTCTGCCGGGGACAATGTATGACGCCTTGCAGCAAGGCATCGGCTGGGTCGGCAACAAGGCCTACAAGGCGGTCACCGGCGAGGAGCCGACGCGCGACGGGACCGAGGGTTTCATCGAGCGCATGGTCGCACCGAACGAACAGGGCCGCTACGGCGACGAGAACCCGGTCACCGGCAACAAGATCAGGAACATGGTCGCCGACCTGTCTCACGGCAGGTCCGAATACGTGCCGCAGACGGTGGCTGGCGAGTACAGCCGCACCGTCGGCCGCTACGCCCCTGGCACGATTCTCTTCGGCGGCGCGAACCCGCGCAACCTGCTACAGTACGGCCTCGCCCCGGCGCTGGCGGAGGAGACTGCCGGGCAGGCAACGAAGGGCAGCAAGTGGGAGCCGACGGTGCGCATCGGCGCATCCTTCCTTGCCCCCTTCGCCGTCGAAGGAACGATCAACAAGCTGGTGACGCCGAACGTCGCGCGGCCTGACCCGGTGCGTGCGCGCCACCTGCGCACCATGGACGATGAGGGCGTCGAGCTGACTGCCGGCCAGCGCCTCAACAGCAAGAACCTGCGCCGCAAGGAGGCGATGCGCAGCTTCGGGGCCGCCGAGGATTTCGACTTCGCCCAGAAGGGCCAGTACACCAATGCGATCATGCGCCGCATCGGCGAGGACGTCGATCAGGTCGACGAGCGCGTCCTCAACCGCGCCGCCCGCCGCCTGTCGGAAGGTTTCCAACGCACCCTCGCCGGCACGACGCTGATGCCAGATCGCGCTCTCTCCGATGACCTGCGCGGCATCTGGGGGCGCTACAACGAGCAGGTCATGGCTGGCGACCGCACCAACGACCTGCGCCGTCTGCTGACCGATGTCACCACCGAGGTGCAGCGCAACGGCAGCATGACCGGCGAATACTATCAGGCGCTGCGCTCCAAGGCGGTCGAAGGCATCATGCGCAACCGCGCCGCCGGGGGTGCTGGCCGCGTCAATGCGGAAAGCCTCAGCGACTTTGTAGACGCGCTAGATGACGCCTTCGAGCGATCGATGATGATGCAGAACAACCCGCGGGCTGCGGTCGAGCTGCGCCGGCTGCGCCGGTCCTGGCGCGACATGCAGACAGTCACCCGTGCCGCCGGTGGACGCGGCGAGGGCGGGGCGCTGGCCTCCGGTCATATCTCCCCGGCAAAGCTGCGCGAGGCGGTAGAGGCTGACACCCCCGGCGGCAGGAAGAATTTCGCCCGCCGCGGCGGCGGCCGCTTCCGCGATCTCGCCATTGCCGGTGAGGCGACGATGACGCCGCTTCAGTCCTCCAGCACCTCCGAGCGCGGCGTTGCATCTCGGATATTCCGCCCTGAGGCCGGGGTGGGCTCGGCTGCTGGCGGCTATCTCGGCAGCTTCCTCGGCCCGATGGGCGCGGCTGGCGGCGCAGCCCTTGGCGGCTTGCTTGGCAATGCCGCTTCGCCGATGGTCGGTGAGGCGATGCTGTCGCGCGCCGGGCGTCACTATCTGGCCAACCAGCTGGTCCCGCGCCAGTCTGTCAGCCAGATTGCAGAGCAAGGCCTCATCCCGTCGCTGATTGCGGCGCAGCGTCAAGAGGTCGAGAGGAATAGGAAACGGTAATGGCCAGCAAGGCGGTCATCGACGTCATTCTGGGTGAGGCCGTCGCAGGCGACTGGGACGATATGCTCGCCATCGCCTCGACCATGGTCAACCGCGCCGCGCGTGCCGGTGTAGAGCTGGAGCAGGTGCTGCCCGGCTACAACGCCACCAAGCCGTCGAAGGGGACCGAGAAGTACCGCGAGATGGCGGAGCGGGCGCTGGCGCAGGCGATGGTGCAGCCGTCGACCACGGCGACGCACTACTACAACCCGGAAAAGGTTTCCCGGCCCGGCTGGGCGCGCGCTGGCGTCTTCGATCCGGCAATGCAGACGGCCGGCCACCACTACTTCACCGCCCCGGAGGGCGACGTCGCGCGCACGCACAAGGGCCTGACCAAGCTAGGCCCGATCCAGCAGGCGGCGCAGCAGCCGACCTTCCTCGGCTCCGACGTCGACATGGCGCAGCGCCTGATCAGCGCTGTCTCGACCTATCTCGGCGATATGCCGTCGATGCAGAACGGCGCATTCTTCCCGGAAACGCAGCAGAGGCAGCCCGACCCGGTCGCCCCCGCACCGGGTGAGTTTGTCTCGCAGGCGCTGTCTGGGTCGAAACTGGACGCGCGTGCCGTGACCCGCGACCAGCTCTCGCGTGCCGATCGGCGCAGCACCCCCGGCAGTCGCAACATCTCCCTCGACTTCAACGCCAATATGAAACAAGTCGGGGTGATGACCATCATCCCCGATGACGCAACACCGCAGGAGCGCGCCGCAGCCGAGGCCTACAATCAGGGCGTCGTCGACTTCATGGCGGCAAACGGCTACCCGAATTACCCGAACAACGGCGTAAAGACGACAACCGAGAACGGCCGGGGCAAGAAGGGATACTTCCACACCGAGCCGTTCTTTGCCAGCGACAAGCTTGCCGCCGAGATCATGGCGCGCAACCCGGACGGCTACGCGCAGGTCGTCTCTCAGACCCTCGGCCAGATCGACGGCGCGCGCTTCATCGCCCCGCACGAGCAGATGGATCAAGGTATTGTATCCACCCACCTCGGCGAGGGTAAAATATCCGAAACGCGCTTTGCGACCGAGACGCTGATCCCGGCCCTGCAGCGTGCCGGCGCAAACGTGCCTGAGGCAAAGATCACCGACGTGCCGCCGGCCGAGGACCGCGTCACCCGCGAGCCGAACAACCTGACCAACCGGATCAACAGCATCTTTGCCGCGAGGCCGGATTACCCCTCCGGCATGCCCGCCTACGAGCCCGGCTTCGAGACTGGCCCGGAATTTGACACGCCTGTCGCCGCCCCTGTGGGCAAGGTTGAGCGCGGACCCGTTTCCCGGCCCTCTGTACTGTCCTACGACAAACGCTTCTCACCGGGCTTCCCTGTGGGCTCTATGCCCGGCTTCGACCCGGCCCGCTTCGAGCAGGACATCTCCGCAATGCTCGATCTGGGTGCTGAAACCGATCCGTCGCGCTACGGCATGGCGATGCAGCCGCCAGCAATATCGCCCAGCCTGACTGCGCCGCAGACGACGGTGGCCGGAGACCCTCGCACGCAGATGCAGCCGGGCGGCATCCAGCGCTTCTCCAGCAACATGGCTCCGACGCCGCGTCCGGAATACGCCCCCGACACCGTCAACCTGCCCGACAACTGGTACGCCGAGCGCGTGCCGTTCAACGCCATGCCGGGCGAGCAGTTCTCCGCCATGGACATCATCGCGCACGGCAAGCAGGTGCGCGACATGGTCGCCAATGCGCCGCCAGACCCGGCAGACCTCCCGGCCCCACCCGCAACCGTCTCTACGGCGGAGCCGCAGGCGCAGCCCGACTGGTCGCGTCAGACCGGCCTTGACGAGCGCATGGGCAACGCCGGGTGGAGCCTCTACAACAATGTGCCGCTCGGCTCCTACGTCGACACGCAGGACCGCCTGCAGGCGCAAGCCCGCGACCGTGACCTTGCCCGAACCGTCTCCTCCATCATCGGAGAGGATGCTCGCCGCACATCCGTCTATACGGCTCCTCAGGAAGCCGTCTCCACGCGCTCGATCGAGCCCCCGCGGGCACAGATGCAGGCTCCGGCTCCGCACGCCTACACGCCCTCCCAGCAGGTTTCCTTCAATCGGCCGCCGACCAGCGTCGGCACGCAGCGTCAGGCTCCCGCCCCGCCCGTCCCGGCTCCCTCGATTGCCTCGCAGGGCGTCGACGGCCTTGCGCTGAGCGACGCCTACAACGCCGCCGACATCTCCAGCGCCGATCCGTTCGGCAATCTCGGCCAGCGCGTCGGTGACGCCCTCGGCCTGTCGACGCTCGATAGCCGCAGCGAGATCATCCCCGGCGGCCAGTTCGCAACGCTTCCGGGCCCGGCTCCGCAGGCAAATTTCGGCCAGCCCTCCGGCAACCCGGTGCAGGAGATGGTTACGCGCCAGCGCGCCGCGTCGCCGGCAAACCCGTTCGTGTCCGCTCCGCAGCCGGGCTCGCGCTTCCAGCTCGGCGCTCAGCTGCCGCCCGGAACCGTGGTCAACGGCGGCATCGACCCGAACACCGGCGAGATCGTCGTCGCCTCCACCGGCAATCCGAAGGGCGGACGCGGCAAGGCGGCGCTCGGTGTCATCGGGCGCGGCGCGCTCGGCTTCGCCACCGGCGGCGTGCCGGGCGGCATTCTCGGCCTCATCATGGGGATTGCGCAGAACGCGCTCGGACGCGGCGTCTCCCCGGAGGAGGCGGCAACCGCATTCGGAAACTTCGCCGCAGCCGCACAGGCCAACAATCCATTCTCCGCCACCTGGCCGGGAGGTATGTTCGGCGGCCAGCAGCCGGCAGGCTTCGGCGGCGGCGCTCCCTCGTACAGCATCCAATCGAACGGCAACGGCACATTCAGCTTCGCCCCGGATGGTGGCTCGCTGCCGCCGGGTGCGGCGGCCGCAGGCTGGTCCATGAACAACCCCGAACGCAGCCCGGACGTCGGCTACGGCTCCGGCTACGACCCGACACCGAGCTAAGGAAACACGGACATGGGTTTCTACCAGAACAGCGCCAACCGCGAGAGCAACTCGACCATCAACTCGATCGCGTCGACCGGGTCCGATCCGAGTGGGAATATCGACAATTTGCTGCAGGAGCTCGCCGCGCAGGGTCGCCAGTTCGCCAATGACATCGGCGGTCCTCTTGCCGGCGGTAGCGCCGACGCGCTGACGATCACGCTCTCCTCCGGCAACCTTGCTGCAAACTATGATGGCTTTCTTTGCGGCTTCATCGCTGCCTACGACAACCTGACCGTTACCACGACTGCGCAGATCGCCGGCGGCGCTGCTGCTGCGCAGGTCTACAAGGCTGTCAACGGTGTCCAAACCCAGCTGGCGGCTGGAGATATTCAGGCCGGCAGCTACTACTTCCTGCGCTACCGCCAGAGCTGGGGCGGCTGGCAGCTGGTTGATCTCAACCACCCAGAGGCGAGCGCGATCACTGTCGGCTTCTCCAATCTTGATGCCGCCTTGGTGGTCACCGCCTCGGAGACCATCGCCAGCAACGACAACGACACGACGCTGCCGACCTGCGCGGCGGTGATCGACTACGTCGCCTCGGCCATCTCCGGTCAAGCTCCGACGGCGACCGTGCCGGTCGGGACCGTGTCCGACTATGGTGGCAGCACCGCCCCCACCGGCTGGCTGCTGTGCTACGGGCAGGCGATCAGCCGCACCACCTACGTCTCCCTCTACGCGGTGCTTGGAACCACCTTTGGCTCCGGAGACGGCAGCACCACCTTCAATGTTCCCGACTGCCGTGGCCGCGTTGTTGCCGGCAAGGACAATATGGGCGGCACGTCCGCCAACCGCCTGACCGGCCAGACCGGCGGCATCAACGGTGACAATCTTGGCGCGACCGGCGGAGCTGAAACGCATGCCCTGACGTCGACACAGGTTCCGGCCAACGCTCAGGAAACCGTCGTCGACGGTACCGGCTCGTCCGCCACCATCCCGACCACGGCGCACACCGGGACGGGCGCGGCGCACAACAACATCCAGCCCACCATCATTCTCTCGAAAATCATCTACGCGGGTGTCTGATGGGCGGCTTTCTGAGCAACAGCGCAACGGCGGCATCGAACACCAGCATCGGTAGCATCTCCGTTGCTACCGGAGCGCCGGTCGCCAATCTCGATAATGCGGTGCGCGAGCTCGCCGCGCAGGGAAGGCAGTTCGCCGACGACTTCGGCGGTGCCGGCGCGGTCAGCGGCAGCGCAAACGCGATCGTCTACACCCCCGTCAGCGGCGCACTGACGGCATTCGCAGACAAGGACTTCTTCGTCTTTATCGCCGCCTATACCAACACCGGCGCGGCGACCTTCACGGTAGGCAGCGCGAGCGCCAGCATCAAGAAGAGCCTTGCCGGTGTCGAGACCCAGCTCAGTGCTGGAGACATCGTCGAGGGCGGCCTCTACATGGTCCGCTATCGCTCAAGCTGGGGCGACTTCATGCTGGTCGATCTCAACAGCTCCATCGCCGAACTGCTCGTCATCGGCTTCTCCAACCTCGAAGCCGCCTTGGTGGTGACGGAGGCGGAGGACATCGCCAGCAATGACAACGACACGACCATCCCGACCTCGGCGGCGGTCAAGGACTACGTCGACACCGAGGTGGCGGGCATCGACCCTGCCACCGTCCCGGTCGGCACCATGCTCGACTATGCCGGCTCCAGCGAACCGAGCGGCTGGCTGTTCTGCTACGGTCAGTCCCTCAGCCGCGCCAGCTACTCGGCCCTGTTCACCGCCCTCGGCACCGCCTACGGGGCGGTCGACGGCAGCTCCTTCAGCCTACCGGATTGTCGCGGCCGCATCGTCGCTGGCAAGGACGACATGGGCGGCGTCTCTGCCGATCGCCTGACTGCGCAAAGCGGCGGAGTGAATGGTGACACCCTCGGCGCGACTGGCGGCGAGGAGCGACACGACCTTGCCGGTGCCGGAATGCCGGATAACACCACATCCAGCATTTGGACGAAGAGCAGCGACAACAGCGTCCTTCAGATTGTCAACGACACTGGCCACACCGGCACGGCGAGCGAGCCGCACAATAACGTGCAGCCGAGCATCGTCTTCAACAAGATCATCTATGCGGGGGCCTGACATGAATGACCATCTCGTCCTCCTCTCCGGAGCCCTCTCCAGCATCCTGCCGAGGCGCTACAGGCGCTGGGCGAACCAGCTGGAGAACACGCTGCGCCTGCCGGACAGCGTCGCCGTCTGGAACCTGTCCTCGGACGGCGGCGGCGAGAAGCCGGCGCTGAAGGCAATCCTCGCCGACCATCGCGCCAAGACCCTCGGCAGGCTGGCCTTCGCCGGCCACTCGAATGGCGCGCGCGACATCCTCTTCATGATCGAGACCCTCTACGGCATGGGCATCAAGGTGAGATACGCCGCCTGCCTCGACATGACGCTGGGAGAGTTTGGCTGCGAGGCCTTCGGCAACATCGCCTTCCTCGACGAGTTCCACGCCCGCCTGCAGCGCGTCGACTTCGACGAGAGCTTCAAACCGTCCGCCGCCAATTACAAGCTGTGGGAAATCAACAAGGGTCACGTCGCCATGGCTTCCGACATGCTGGTACAGGGAAGGCTTCGGATGAAGATCGAGGAGGCCTTCCGGTGAGGTACACCATCAAGGAAATCCAGCAGCGCCTGAACACGCTCGGCTACAGCGCCGGGCCGGTCGACGGCGTCCGCGGCAAGAAGACCATCGCCGCCATCAAGGCCTTCCAGCTCAGGAACAGCTTGCGCGCCGACGGCATCGCCGGCTCCGAGACGCTGGAGGAGATGTTCGGCCATGACGTCAATCCGCAGTCGCCGGATAACTGGCCGTGGCTGACGGAGATGATGCGCGTCTATGGCTATCACGAAGTCTACGACAACGAGGCGTTGTCGCACTGGCTGAAGGGCGGCGGCAAGTATCTCGGTGACCCGAAGCTGCTCCCGTGGTGCGGCGACGCAGTCGAGACGGCCATCCTGCGCTCGCTGCCGAACGAGCCGGTGCCAACTGCGCCGTTCTGGGCCCGCAGCTGGAAAGACTTCGGCATCCACACCGAGCCGCGCGTCGGCGCAATTCTCGTCTTCGGGCGCGGCCCGCGCAGCGGCCACGTCGGCTTCTATGTCGGCGAGACGAAGACCCACTTCGTCGTGCTCGGCGGCAATCAGGAGAACCGGATCAAGAGGAGCCTGATCCGGAAGGACCGCCTCATCGCATCTCGCTGGCCGCGCACCGTAATAGTGCCTGCGAGCAATACCCGCCTTGTGGTAAAAGGCGACAGCATCACCGAAACCCGGAATGAGGAGTAACACCATGATGCAGTATGTGTACAAGATGTGGGGCGCGATGGGTGGCTACCTGATCGGCGCTCTGTTCGCCGGCCTGATCGCCAACGGCATGGCAACCTGCGTCGACCCGGCCAACATGGAAACCTGCACCGTTCTCGGTGTCATCTCGCCAGAGTGGGTGCGCAAGGTGATCGAGGTGCTCTTCGTCGGCCTCGGAGCCTACATCGCACCGCGCAACGTCTATCCGGACGTCGAGGCGAAGCTGAAGGTCGCCGAGACCCTCGCGAGCATCAAGGCACGCAAGTGACGCTCTGGTTGAAAATCGTCGCAGCCCTGTCCTCCTTCATGAACAGGGTTGCGGCCTATCTCGAAGGCCGGGAGCACAAGCGTCTCGGCCAGTTGGAGCAGGAAAATGCGCAGCTCAAGGTGGACCACGATATTTCTGATGCCGTCGATCGGGCTGATCCTGACCGGGTGCCAGATAGCGTCTTCGACGACCCCGCCAACGGCAGCAGCGACGACGTGTAAGGCGCTCCGAAAGGCTGACCCGATCCAGTACCTCAACGCGAACGATCGCCGTCTGGTTCGCGAGGAGTTTTCCGAAGGTGGCAGGGGCGGTCAGAAGATGGCAAGGGCCATCATGGGAGAAATCCGATGCTGAGCGTCGTCACCATCATCCACGCCCTGCGGGCGTTCATCTTCGCCATGCTCGTCGTGGCGATCATCCACATGGTGCTGTGAGAGACATGACGGCTGGGGAAAACGAACCGAGGGCGGCGATACTCGACACCAGACTGTGGTCTGCCGTCATCGGCGTCTGCATGCTGCTGGGCGGCTGGTGGCTGCAGAACCAGTACAACACCCTCCTCGGTTTGCAGGATCAGGTGCGTGAGATGCTCATCTTCGTCGACGGCAAGTACGTCGACAAGGAGCTGCTGCAGGCGATGTCGAAGGAGAGCGAGAAACGCCTCGACCGCATCGACAACAATTTGATCGAGATCAAAAGGCAGATCGACACGCTGGCGCGCAGCTCGGCCGCTCCCCGCTGATCAGCGGCGCGCGCCGGCCGCGTTGCGGTTGACCACCGTCGCGTTCGCCCAGTTGTTCGCCTCGACCGCCTCCTGCGGCGCTACCCAGCTGCGGCGGCCGCCGCGTTCGGCGACGTCCTGCTCGCGCCAGTACATGGTCAGGCGGGTGATCAGCGTCCAGATGCCGAGCAGCTTGGCGACACCGCGCTCGTGGCGGTTGGCCATCATCAGGTCGTAGAGCTGTGCGCCGCGCATCGCCCTGCGGTTATTGAATGCCGCCTTGCAGGCGCTGCTGCAGAAGCGGGCGTCAGGGCGGCTCACATGAGCCTTCCCACCACATTCGCGGCAGGTCACAATGAACTTTCTCGGTTGCATGATGGCGCTCTCCGTTGCGATCCGTCTAGACAGATGTAATGGGAGCGCCACCATAAATCAAGACATCGTGTCCACATTCAGTGGGTGGCCGACCCTTCCCCTCCTTCTCGGCAATCTGAGCCATGACACTCATGGCGCGCTGCCGCTGCATGCCCTCCGCCATGTTTTCGGCCACCAATTCCATAATATCGTCGACGCTGACGCTCGGCGGGACTGAGGCGCATAGCGCCCCGATGACCTGCGCCATAATGGCGACGCCGATGCCGCCGTTGCTCTTCCCGGACAGATCGACAAGCTCATGCTTGCGGCGGTTGATGACCGCGATCACCTCATTGAAAATCGTGTCGAAGGTGTCATAGAGCCTCTGCTCGGCAGCTGAAATTTCCTCAGGCTTCTTCTGCATGTCAATTTTCCAGCTCTTTGAGTTTGCGCTCCATGGCGGCCATCGCCAAATTGATGCTGGCAATCTGCTGCGACAGTTTGTCAAGGCTGGCGCGCAGCGCGAGCACCTCCTCGCGGCGCTTGACTGTGGCGGCATCCAGCTCCGGCCCAAAAAACTCCTCGCGGATTTCCTGCACCCAAGCCCACGGCACCCCAAGGTCTGATCCGACCAGCTTGTCGGTCCAGTTCGCCTTGTAGTAACCGCCCTTGACGTCATAGACGTCCTCGATCTTGGCGTAGATGATGCGCCGGTCCTCGCGGCTCATGACGCGCGGCGGCTCTGCCTTGCTCGGAATGCTGATGCTGGCTGTCATGGGTTCTTTCTCCATTGTTGAAACGATCTCCAGTTTCGGCCTTTCGGGCCGCTGCGCGCATGTCGGGCAAAGGTCTTTGCGAGGTCCGTTGCCGACGTTCCACCCGTGGTTCCTAAAGTACTGCTGCACCGCCTCACGCGGCAGGTTGCGGATGCTCTTCTGAGCCATCTCCCCTATCCGGTGACAGGCGCTGCATTCGATCTCGAAGAAGGTGGTGATTTTCCCCGCCTTGTCCTGCTTGCGCCTCAACTCAAACGATCTGCCTGTCATTTCACACCTTCGTTGGTTATTCGTAGATCGGCTTGCGCCGCATCACCTTCGCGGGTTTTGCCCGCACCTTCTGCACCTTCTGGAAGCCACGAGAGCGGATCAGCCCCTTCGGCTTCACCAACCCCTTGTGCTTCTTCTCCTGCCGCTTCGCCTTGGCGATCTGGGCGACGTCGCGGCTGGTCTTCGCCCCCGGCGCGCGATGGCAGCTGGCGCACAACGCCTGCCCATCGGCAGCAGTCAGGGGCCTGTCCTTCTTCCACTCCGGGACCAGCGCCTCCGGGATGATATGATCCGCCTCCAGCCCCTCGGTCGAACCGCACTTGGCGCACTCCCCCGCCCTCAGGATTTCTCTCCGTACAGACGGGGAAAATTCACGTCTCATTGCTCCGTCCAATCGACACCGCGGGCCGCCCCGTAGGCGTACATTGCCTCGATCATGTCGCTCATCTCGCGCTTGCTCAAGGAGCGCGAGGAGGTGTTCAACATCAAAAATCCGTCGCCCCAGTAATTCGGGGCGACCTTCATGTCGCGGCGCACCGCGGACATCATGATGATCTTCCAGTCCTCGGTGCTGAGCTGCTGCCCGTGCCAGCGCAGCTGCTTCGACAGGTCGGTGAGCATCGCCCACATCTTGTCGTTCTGCTCCAGCGTCCGCTGTGGCCCCTGCATGATGACGCGCCAGCCGTCCGGCAGTCTATCGATGATCTCGATGATCCTGCGCCGGGTGGACGAGTTGACGATCCACGTCTTAGGCATCGTCGTCACCTGTCTCCTGCCCGGCAGGGCGGTCCTTCACCCACTCGGCAAAAAGCTGGTGCAGCGCTTCGCTGTACAGATTGGCGCTGATGCCCTTAATGTCCTTCAGGATGTCAGCCGCAAAAAGCGGTTCATGACTTATCCATTTCTTCAGCTGCTCCAAGCTGGCCGGATCAATGTCCGCCTCGCCGCTGTTCAGGTTGATCCTGAACGAAATCGAAACTTTGCTCATGTCTTTTCTCCGTTGAAAAGATTGGGGCATTCGCGCCCCGGCAAGTTGCCCAACCCTTGGGGGGAAATTACGCAGGGGGCCGGGGATCAAAATTTCCTGTGCAGTTCCATGTGATGCTTCCGGCAGAGCCAGCGCACTTCAAGAGGCTTGCTGTAGTCATCGCGGTGGCCCTCACCCTTGGCCCCGCACACCTCGCATGGCTGGCGTACCAGCTTGCCGTCGCGAATGGCGTTGTTGACGGCGTTCTGGGCCTTGCGCTTGTCAGGATTGTTCCTAGCCCAAGCTGCCGTTGTCGCCGCAATTGCTGCCTTCCGCTCTGACCTGCTATAACGCCGCTTCTCGTAGACCGAGAGCCTCTCCGGGTTGTTGATCCGGTTCTGCCTGACATCGGCCTTTGTGCATTCCATGCATTTCCCCAGATGGCCATCGGCCATCCGGGGGTGCTTGTAGTATTCGCTCAGCGGCTTCTCGATGCCGCACTTGAAGCAAGTCTTCATTCGCTACTGACCCTCCGGTGAACCAAATCACCATACGATGGGTCAGCCTCCATTAAAAGGGATTTCGTCATCCAGCTCATCGCCGCCAGTGTCGCGGCCGCCACGCGAGGCCTGCCGGTAGCCGCCTCCGGAGCCCCGTCCGGAGCCTCCGGCGCGTCCGCGCTGTCCACCACTGGGGCGGCCACCCCGCGCCTCTCCACGGCCTCCGCCGTCCTGCTGTCGGTCAGGATCGTAGGGTTCGCGCAGGTGGACAACTACCTCCAGCTGACCGTTATCATTGAGCTGCCCGGTCGGCAGCGCATCGAAGCGGATCATGAAGCCGTCGCTGTTGCGGTACGGGAATGCGGTTCCGATCTTGGTGAAGGTGGTCTTCTCCTCGCCGTCACGGTTCACGTAGCTGCGGATGACCACCGCGTCGTATCTGTCAGACATTTTCTTCTCCTTGGTTGTTGTTCATGCCACGAGCCACCTCGAAGTCGGTCATGTCCTTGTATGCCGTGTCGAGCTCCCGGCGCAGCTCCGGCCCCCAGTGGGCGGGCCAGCCCTGCACCTTGAAGCGCTCCATCAGCGAGCGCTCGACCGCCTGCAGCTCACCCATCGACTGGGCGTCGCGGATGTCCTGCACCGCCTCGCTCCACGCGTTGGGGTTATCCTTCTTCATGGCGTAGGCGGACCTGCTGCCAACCGCCTTGAAGCCGGTGTCGTTACCATCCCCGTCGACGACGTCCTTCTGCTTGAAGTCGTCAGCCTCCTCCTCGCTATAGACGAGGCCGTGGATGCCGAGCAGCTTGAGGACCACGCGGTCCTTGCTGCGCTTCTCAGCCATTGCTGCCGGGTAGCCGATCTTCGTGTTGTAGGGTGCGCTCTCTCCAGTCGCCCACTCGGTAATGACGTCGTCGCCCTTCCCCATGGTTCCAGACACGATAATGCAGACTGCCTTCTTGACGAGGTCGCACTCCAGTACCTGCGGCGGGCTGAAGGAGATGCCCGCCCTCCCGGCCACCAGCTCTATGGCGCTGTGGTACATGATCCATGTGCGGGTAGTGCGCCCGGTGCGCCTGTCCTTACGGTCCATCGGCCACAGGGCCTCATCCGGGTCCAGATCGTATTTCTTGAGCATGTCCTCGATCAGAGGATCGATCTTTTCAACCATTTCATGTATCTCCGGTGGTTGCGCTTGTGCGCCACAGAATATGGACGCGTCGCCCTGGATGTCAAGTTGACAATGTGGACGGCGCGTCAGTATCTTGTGTGGATACCACGGGAACGTGGTGGACAGTAAAGGAATGCAGAAGATGAAGGCAATCGAGGACAAGTGGGCAGTGGTCCGCAAGACCGCGCTTCGGCTCGGCATCAGGCGCGGCACCGTCTACAAGTGGCACAGCCGCAAGACCATCCCTCACCACCGCCGCCTCGACCTAATTAGGCATAGCGGCGGCCGCCTTTCCATGCGAGACTTCGAGGATGCGAGTGCAGGACAGGAGGACTGAGCTTCTGGAGCTGGAAGCTGATCGGGGGTTTTGGATTTCGGAATACCTGAAGGCGAAAGATGCCGGCGATGAGGTGGCGCTCACCGTCGCGCAGATCATGGGCAGCATCGCCCGTGAGCGCATCAGGCGCATGAAAATAGCGGGAAACTACTGAGCGGGATCATGTACCTGTTGCGCCTATCCTCCTCTCAAGGCGCAGCATGGAGGGTGGCGACCGATCCGGACGATCGCCACCCACTGTAAAAGCTCCGGAGCCCAACGGTGGTTTCCGTTCACCCTCTCACGAACGGAGACTGAAAATGCAGGATACCTTCGCAGAAGACGCCAAGGCGACCGGCATGACTTACCTTCAATACGCCCACTACCGTGCCAAGCAGGCGAGAGCCCGCTGCGGCATCCCCACCGGGAAACATCCGTTTAGACAGGTCGAC